TATTACCGTTTTATATAAAAATGCTGGTTCTACCGTTGCTACTTTGAATACTCATTTGGTTGCAGAAGTTTCTGCTAATGGGGGAACTAATTGGACTACTTGTGTTCTTGCGGCATCGGCTGGAACTGTCACTACCAATCGGTCACATCTATTAGGAAGTCAAAGTACTTTAGCTGCTACTGCCAAGAATGTTGCTGTAACTGCTGGTACGGATGTAAGATATAGGATTAGTTTCGCAGGACAAAGCAGTTCTCAATATACAGAAGTACATGGTGTAGCATTAATGTATTAACTAGGTTGATATTATTGTTCTCCACTTTCCGTAGTTAATAAATATAAATATGAAACCAATGGATAAATTTATTAATTTTACGGAAAGAATATGGCAGTCTCACTCAAGAAAAAAAGTCAAAACTACATAATTGATCAAGGGGCAACCTTTGAAAAAACAATAGGTGCAGAAAATGCATCTTCTTCAGCTGTAACTATTTCTTCTGGTACAGTTGCAGGCGGAATGATCAAGAATTTCGCTTACGCAAATACCCTTCAAGCATTTACAACTTCTGTTTCTGGTGCAAATTGTACCTTTTCGTTGACTGCAGCGCAAACTGCCGCACTAGCAGAAGGTAAATACTATTACAGTTTGACTTATACACAGAGTGGAGGAACTATCAAAGAAAGACTTGCAGAAGGACTAATTACAGTAGAACCTTCTGCCGAAATTAACAACGGATAAATGAAACTATGTCTTCAACACAACCAGCATCGACTACAGAATTAAAAGAATATTGTCTGCGAAAATTAGGAAAACCTGTCATTGATGTGAACCTTGCAGATGAACAGATGAATGACATGATAGATGAGTCTGTTCAATTTTTCCACGAATATCATTTTGATGGAACAGAAGTTTATTATGCAAAAGAACAAGTCGCACCAAGTACTCTTACATTCGCAAGTGCGGCCACAGGAACATTTTCCGCAGAAGAAACAATTACAGGGGGAACTTCTAACGCAACTGCAAAGATACATGAAGTAACAAGTACTACTGTTCTAAAATTTAAAGAACATAAAAATGGGGATGGATTACGAGAGGCCAACACTTCTTCAACATTCACAGCAGGAGAAACAGTTACAGGGTCATCTTCTGGTGCAACAGGAGCAGTACATGGAACACAAGCAACGGCTGTTGTTTTCGGGAATGTTGATACGAAAGCACTAACAGCAGATGACACAATAATTGGAATACGTGATGTTCTTCCTGTCAAAGCAGAGAAACTTTCTTCCGATGATATGTTTTCTGTTGAATATCAATTCAACCTAAATCAGCTGCCTGGTCTGCTTAGTGGAATAAGTGGAGGTCTTGCACATTATGCAACATCACGCCAATACATAGATTTGATGGATTCGTTTTTTTCCAAGAGTGATACGAGACAAATTCGTTTCAATAGACTTACGGATAAAGTTTATATCGATATGGATTGGGATTCGGCAGTTAAGATCGGAGATTGGTTGATACTTCAATGTTACAAAAAAATTGATGGAGGAACTTACACAGAATTATACAATGACATTTTTCTCAAAAAATATACAACCGCATTGTTTAAGAAACAATGGGGAGCAAACCTTATCAAATATGAAGGTATGCAACTGCCGGGCGGTGCAACTTTAAATGGTAGACAAATATATGATGATGGACATACGGAATTAGAGAAATTAGAAGAAGAATCGCAGTTGCGATACCAATTGCCCGATAACTTTTATGTAGGATAGTATAATGCCAACGAGCTCATACTTCCGTACATTTGATGCAAAAAACGAACAAGAATTATTACACTCACTTGTCACAGAATCAATTCAGATATACGGACACGATGTTTCTTATATTCCTAGAACTTTAGTCAACACCGATACAGTTTTAGGTGAAGATTCTATTTCGGAATATAAAGATGCATATTCAGTCGAAATGTATATCAAATCCGTAGATGGATTTGAAGGCGAAGGTGATTTAATTTCAAAGTTTGGTCTGGAAGTTCGTGATCAGATTGTGTTCTCGCTGGCACGAAGAGCTTGGGAGGGGTTGGACTTGGGGGTTCGGCCCAAAGAGGGAGATCTAGTTTATTTTCCTCTTACCAACAAGCTCTTCCAGATCATGTTCGTTGAGCATGAAACTCCGTTCTATCAAAATGGAGCACTTCCAACATTCGATTTAACTTGTGAACTCTTCACTTACTCCGATGAGAAGATAGATACTGATATTGATGAGATCGATGTAATAGAACAGAAACAGTCTTTTGTTCGCACATTTGAACTTTCAAGTATTTCTGGCACATTCGTTGAGGGTGAAACTGTTACAGGTGGAACTTCATCGATCACAGGAGAAGTTGCAAGATGGGATGCTGCAACAAGTTATCTGTATCTCATCAACATGACTGGCACGTTTACGTTGAACGAAATTATTACTGGTGCAACGAGTCTGGCTACAGGAACTTATTCGACAAAAATCACAACTGATGAAACTACTGAAACTTTGTCAACAATTGATGCTGGAACATCTGATGATGTTTCAAGTAATAAACAGTTTGAAATTGATGCCGATTCAGTATTTGATTTTACTGAAGGGAATCCTTTTGGAGATAATCCGTAATGTTTGGAACTTATTTTTACCATCAAATTTCAAGAAAAATGGTGGTTGCATTTGGATCATTATTTAATACTATAGAAGTTCGTAGGACAAATAGTGCAGGATCAGTAATTGAAACATTAAAAGTTCCTCTTGCATACGGCCCGAAGGAAAAGTTTCTTACTCGTATAAGTGCCGATCCTGAATTGAATCCAGGCGTGGCTCTAACTGTTCCACGAATGGGATTTGAGTTGACTGCATTGACTTACGATGGTGTAAGAAAACTCAATACTATGGGGAGGAATGTTGCAGCAGGAACTACAGGACTCAAGAAACAATACAATCCTGTTCCTTATAATTGGGATTTTTCTCTTTACGTTTATGTAAAAAATGCAGAAGATGGAACACAAATTTTAGAACAGATTCTTCCATTTTTTACACCAGAATTTACAGTAACGATGAATCTCGTTTCTTCCATGACAGAAAAACGAGACATACCACTTGTTCTAAATGCAGTTTCAAGTGAAGACACTTACGAAGGTGATTACGCAACTAGGAGATCTATTATTTGGACACTTTCCTTTTTAATGAAAGGGTTTTTGTATCCAAACATAGTAGATAATGCAAAAGTTATTACAGATGTGGTTGTAGATACTCACTTAATGGGCGCAGTTGCGGCCGATCCCGAATATATAGTGATGGAAGACAGTTCTCCATACAGTACAAATTATATGATTTTAGATAAACATGAGATCGATCTTGCGACACGAATAAGAGTTCTGAATGAAAGTTCAGACGAAGCAATTGCAGCTGGTGCAACTGTCGCCAGAGCAACAGTTGTTCCAAAAGATACAGATGCACTTACAGATGAAACTTTTGGATTTACAGAAACATTTGAAGATTTTGCACAAGGTGTAACACACGATCCAGTAGCTGGAACTGATAGTTAATGAAAACTGAACAATTGGTTGAGCAAAGGATTGAAAAACATCTTGAGCTCGGGGAAGAAACCCCTAAAAATGATGTAAAAGTTCTAAATACAGAAGGTAGTATTGTTCCTATTGTGAATAATAATGATAATAAAGATAATGATTTTCAATATGCTCGTGAAAATCTTTATGATATCATTGAAAAAGGTAGAGATGCAATGGAGGAACTTTTGGAGATTGCAAAGTCTGAAGAATCTCCAAGAGCATTTGAGGTGTTTGGTCAATTATTAAAAAACATGACTGATACTCAACAAACACTCATGGAACTGCATCAGAAAAAACAAAAATTAGAAAATGATGGAGATAGACAGGAAGTCACAAGGGCACAAAATGTGACTAATGCGTTATTTGTCGGCAGTACTGCTGATTTATTAAAGTTGGTCAAAAGAGAAACGAAACAAAATGATTGATATTTTTAACACTTCTGAAATGATGATGCTGGGATTAGTTCTCTTCTCATCTTTTTGGATATTTCTTTTTAATTACAGACAGGATAATAAGGACAAGTATAGTGGCCATGCGTGGTTGATTTTACTGGATCTACTTATTAACATGGGAATGTCTGCAACTGGATATTTGTTGATTTCGATTGTATTCACAAATGTTCCACAA